GGATTCGCAGCCGCGCCCGTCTTTCGATATGTGGCGCTGCCTTTGTACGTGGACGCCTTGGTGACCGCGCCCTGGCGGGCCATCGTGACGACGAAGTCGACGGCTACTGCGGTCTCCGCCACCGCTGTCCAAACGGTTTGATCGACCGGGCCAGCGCTGGAGGTCTGCGTCTCGATCACGAACTCGCGGATGCGGACGCGCGTGCCCGTGTAGCCCGCGCGGACCTGCACGATCTCGCCGCTCGGCTTGCGGTACTTGAGCGTGTAGTCATCCGCGTCGTCGACCCACGGGATGATCCCGCTAGTGGGGTTCGACGTCGGCGGCGTCGATGCCCTGCGCCAGTACATGACGCCGACACCGCCGCCGAAGGTCGAGGCAGCCGCGGCGCCGCTGAGCAGCGCGACGTTGCCCTGTCCGGTCCCGACGAGGAAGTCGATGCCTCCGGCCTGCAGACGCGTCTTGCCGGCGCTGGTCGTGCCGCTTCCGCTCGTCAGGATGAGGTCGCCGCCGGTGCTGTTCGGCCCCGGCGCGTCCTGGGCCTGCACCGTGAACCACGCACCCGTGACCCCTGCAGCCGGGTTGCTCTCCTGCCTGAAGAGCACGCTCGTCGCGCTGGGCACGACGCTGTAGAGCGACTGGCCCGTTCTGCGAGCTCGGAGCTGGACGCCAACGCCTCCTGCGCCGAAGTACACCGCACCTTCGGACCCCTCGGAGCCGCCGCTCCCGGCGTAGAGGTACAGCGACCCGCCGCTGAATCCTGCGCCGGTGCTCTGCGCTTGAATCGTCAGGTGTGAGCCGCTGCGGCCGGAGGCGCCGGCCTGGCGGATCACCGGGCTGCCGGTAACCGGGAAGGTGAGCGACGTGCCCGGGATGGCCACAGCCCCCTGGTTTGCCGCGAGGACGGGCGCCCAGGTGTTGTTTGTGTGCGTGCGGAAGTATAGGAGGCCCGTGGTCGTGTCGATCGCAAGCGAGCCCGGAGCCGGCGGCGTTGTGAAGTCGGCGTCCGTGGGTGGGGCTGCAACGTGCTTTGCGTGCAGGCCGCTCGGAGGTGCTTCATCAACGCTGCGGGTTGCCGCGATGTGCTCCGGCGCGCCCGGTCCGGGGAACGCCTCTCCGGTCCAGTCGGGCTGCTCGCTCGACCACGAGACCATCTCGCCCGTCGTCGACGAGCGCGCTTGCATCAAGAACATGCAGACCTCACGACTGGAGCTGGACAGCCTTCAGGGAGGCGAAGCCGCTCGGGCCGATGACCTCGGCCTGGAACTGGTAGAGGTGGCCACCGCGCAGGTCGAAGACGCCGGAGAGCGCGCGCGTGTCGACCATCGCGCTCAGTGTCGCCACCGAGCCTTCGACTGGGGCACACAGGGTGAGGTCGAACACGCGGACGTGGAGCTCGACGCCCGGCTCCGTGACCGAGCCGATGATCTCGACTGCCCCGCGTTCGGTCGCGGGAACATAGAAGGCGCCGACCACGTACCAGGCCGGACCCTGCGGGACTGTGTTGATCGACTGGATCGGCGCTGCGTAGCCGCTGACGATCTCAACGGTCTTGTCGTTCGTGAGCGCGATCGTTCTCATTGTGGCTGGCCTCGCATCGTGACGACGTCGCTCACGAGTCCGCCGTCGCTCGTGGCGGTGACGTCGCCGACGCCGTTCCTGGCGGGGGCGGAAAGGTCCTTGCGGGCGTCGCCCCATCGAAACTGCCGGTCGGACCTCGTCGTCGGAGCGAGCATCCGCAGCCCCATGCCGCCGGCCTTGGTATCGCGGAGCATCCCGAGCAGGAGCACGGGATCGTGTTCGGTCGGCTCCTGGAACTCGATGAGCATCACCGCGGGGCTGCGCTCGTCGAAGTGGGTCGGCGTTCCGCCGGCGATGATGGCGAGGACCGCGAGGACGTCTTGCGCGCCGCCTTTCGATCGATTGATGCGGATGCGTGCGGCGATGAAGAGGCGGTAGACGTCGTCGCCGCGGCTTCGGCGAGGCTCGCCGACGATGCGCCCGATGACATCGAGCAGCACACCCTCGGCGTTGTCGAGCAGGCGCTTGACCCGAACGTCGAACGCGGCGTCCTCGAGCACCTGCACCTGGCGGAGGTAGCTCCGAACCCACGCCTCGATGCGCGGCTTTCGCTTGTACTGGTCGAGCAAGAGCGCGAGGCCTTGCTCGACGTGGTCGGTGACGCGAGTGAGGTCGCTCACGAGTTCACCTTGATTCGGTCGGTCGAGAAGCGCGCGATCTGCCGGAGGCTGATCGGGAAGTTCTCGGTTGCGACCGGATTTGCGGCGAGACCGATTCGCACGGCCCGCACGTCCTTCACACCCTGGAGCGCGAGCGGGAACGAGCGAAGGAACTGGACGATGACGTCCTCGCCGGGCCCGAACTTCGCATTCGCCTGACTGGCGACGTGCTTCGCGACCTCGGCGTCGCCGACGTACCCGGCCTTCGGGGTGACGTCGATCTCTAGCCAGAGACGCAGGACTTCGGCGCGCGTGAATCGGACCTCGAAGTCCGTCACGGTGCCATCGGGAAGCGTGCCCTTCGCGATGCCGTGCTCGTTACCGTAGGTGCCCGCGCCGCCGGCCTTCGAGTCGAAGATGACTTGTGCCAGCGCGTCGTCATCGATGGACGGGGTTTCGCCGTCAAAGATGAGGACCTCGAGCGTGTGCGGTGGCAGGCCGTTCTCGTCGGTCTCGTCCTTGTCGTTCTCGAAGACGTTGAGGCTGAGGAGCTCTTCGGGAAACGCCTGCGCGACGTTCGCAGCGATGGACGGCACGGTGGCCGAGCCCGACGTCGCAAGTTCGCGCTCGCGGCGCAGGCGCAGCTCGGTGTCCGTGTCGATCTCCTTTCCGAGCTCGGCATCCTCCGGGTTGACCGTCGTGTGCCAGCCGACCACCGGGGTCGCGATGACGTTGATCGTCCCGGCGAAGCCCTCGATCGGGCCGTACTGCTCGGAAACGAAGGTGATCACATGCGCGCCGTCAGACGGTGCTGTGAAGTCGGCCTTCGGAGTCCAGCGGACGTCGGGCCGGTCCTCGATAGCCGCGTAGTGTTCGTCAGCGAGCAGCACGGTCCCGGCGTCGAGCGTGACGGACTGCTTCACCTCGCTTCGCGTGCTGCCGCGTCTGCGCGTGCCAGTGATCTTGCTGACGTTCTCGAGCGAGCGCCCTTCGGCGGCGTCGGGATCGTAGGCGTTGTAGCACCCCTCGACGGCCTCCCACGCGATGCCAAGCTGGCGGCCGACGATGCCATTGATCTGGCCGGCGAGCTGGTCAGGGGCGGTATCGAAGTCGTCCCCGATGTCTGCCTTCTGGTCGGCCTCGAAGGCAGCAACGAGGTCTGCCTCGGTCATGCGGACGAAGCCTTGCGCGGTGACACCGAAAGCGCGCGGTGTGGCCATCAGGCAGCCCTCATGTACGGGATGACGAACGCGGGGTCCGGCTGGTGGACGATGAGCACGCCGCCTTCGACCAGGCGCGCCTCGAATTCGACCGCGAGGGTGCGCGCGCGCGCGTCGTTTGCGAGCACGAGGCGGGTGATCGAGGCGACCTCCTGCACGGAGAGGATGGTCCTTCGCAGGAGGGTCCGTGCGACGTCGAGGTCCGCGTTCTTGACGAGGATGTTGCGGTAGTAGGGCACGCCGAGGCGCAAGTCGCGGAACCACTCGCCGAGGAAGAACTTCAGGCGCGAGGCGATCTTCTGCCGGACGTAGGCGACGCCGACCGAAGTCACGAGTCGTCGCGGCTCTCCTCGGCCTCCGGAGAGCGCGAGGTCTCCGGCGGGGATGACGCGGTAGAGGGGCATCGTCGCCTCGCTACGTGAGGGGGAGGATCGTGTTCGGGGGCGGGGCGACAGTCGCCTTGATGCCGCTCGGCGCTGCTGTCGCCGCGTGGAGCGCTGCGGCCATGCCGGCGGCGCACGTCTCAGTGCTGTTCGCGAGGTTCCCGAAGACGGTCGCGAGAGGGCCCGAGAGGGAGCTCGCGCTCGTGACGTCGGTGATCGATCCGCTCTGCGTGACGCCGACGACCGCGACGCCGGTCCAATAGGCTGCGACGCCGCTCGCCCAGGCGGCGGCGAGCTTCCCCGGTAGGCCGAGGTGGGGGTCGGCGATCGCGGCGCCCAGCGTCGTCGCGAGCGCGTCGCGCTTCGCATCCGGGAGCGTCGGGACGCCCTCGGCCCCGACGCGGCCGGCCTTCGCGTAGTCGTGGTACGCGTTCGCCATTGCGGTAGCGGCTGCAGCCGGCGTTGACTGCGCGGTGTCGAGGACCTTCTTGAGCGCGTTCTTCAGGTCAGTCTGGGAGAGGGCCAATCGGCTACTCCGCCTTGAGCTTCTTCGCCTGTGTGCTGCCGCCCAGCCACTGCTCGATGGGCGAGGTCGTCGGGCCAACCCCGGAGCCGTGTCGATGCAGCTTGAAGAGCTCGATGAAGGCGTCGACGACGGGCCCGAGTGCAACGGGCACGGAAACGGTTTTCGAGCCGATGCGGTAGACGCCTCCGCCGAGGACGGCCTCAGTCGGATCCATCCCCGGTAGAGGAGGATCGAGAAGCGGCGAGGTCTGCGGCGCGATCCCAGCGATGGCGACCGCGTGTGATAGGTGGTGTCTCCGCAGGTCACCGGGTTCGCTCTCGCTGCCGGTCTCGCGCCACATCGCGGGCGAGTCGTGCGTGAACAGCAAGAGCACGTGGTCGCCGGGCCTGAGCGGCAGGTGAATGAAGAAGCCGCCCGCGCGCGGCCAGAGGACGGGCACGTCGGGCAGGACCGGAAACGACTCGTGGACGGTCTTGCCGGCGACCTTCACGGGGCGCTGGACGACGGGCTGCACCTCGCAGGTTTGCGTGACCGGATCGTAGGTCTGGACCCGGCCGACGGTCGCAACCATGACCTCATCGAGCTGGGCCTTGATCGCGTCGCGGATGACTTCGGCAAGGCTCGGCGTTCCGGGCATTCACAACCTCGACGCTTCGATTTCGACGCTCCACGAGTCGCCGGCGCTGTCGGCCTCCCAGGTGATCCTCTCGGCCCTGTAGTTGCCCTTGATGCGATCGGCATCGACGACGAGCAAGCGGCCTGGCCGGATGCCGGGTTGCATGAGCATCTTGACGGTGAGGATCCCGTCGATGTCGACGGTTGGGGACTCGAGCATCCCCGTTTCCGAGGAGACCAGGATTGCGCTTTCGGCGAGCGCCTTGCCTGCGTCGATGATTTGCAGTGTGCCGTCCTGAATCGAGAACTCGATGTCGGCCGAGCGGGCGAAGTCGCGGAGCTCGCGCTGCACGGGTCCGGAGAAGACGGTGCCGCGGGGAAAGAGCTTCCCCATGCCCCCGACCTTGAGCTTGTGGACGATCTGCTCGAGGTTTCCTTGGCCGATCCCGAGCGCGCGCACCATCGCGCGTAGAGCCGTGTCTACGGGCGTCTTCGGCCCGAAGCTCACGTTCATGCGGGCGTTCTGCCAGGCCTTCTCCCCGTCGCCGGACTCGAGGACCGTGACCCAGTGGGGGCCGTCGCGGAGCGAGTGGGCCGAGCGGAGATCGCCGAGCCAGAGCAGCGACAGGTCGCCCTCGTCCTCGTAGCCGGCCTCGATGCGGACCGGAATGCCCTTCGTTGCCTGCTGCCGCACGGCGGTCTTTGCCTTGGCGGCGGCAAGCGCACTGACCGTGCCGACCGTCGGGTTCAGCTCCTCGATCTGTGCGCGCTGCGTCTCGTTCAGGTTCCAGACGTGGAGCTCGCACGTGTTGGGCTCGTCCTTGAGGCTCTTCTCGATCTTGAAGGCGACGTCGAGCTCCGTGATCTCGATGGTGTTGACCGTCACGCGCCAGCGCCGCACGAACGACGGCGGGCGAGCGGCGAGACCGAAGGAGCTGGGAAGCATCGCTTAGAGGTCGGTGACGGGGAAGTACGTGAGCTCGCAGCGCTTGCCGATCGCGAGCTCGTTCAGACGCGGAGGCGAGCGATCGCCCGACAGGTCGATCGCCATGAGCTCGCCCGGCGGCAGTCGCTTGTCCCAGCGGTGGAAGCGGAGGAGCGGCCAGTTCGCGACGATCTTGATGCCGACAGCGATCGGCTCCTCCGCCGTCGACAGGATGTCGAAGTACCAGCGGTCTTGCCGCTGGTTCCAGATGAAGCGAAGGATGAAGTCGCGCCCGTCGAGCCTCGTCCGCATGACGTAGTGCGGGTTGCCCACGACCGTCGGCAGGACCTTCGACGTCGGCAGAGCAGCGATCACGTCGTCGATCGTTGCCATTCGTAGCTCCGCTTACTTCTTGAGGAAGCCGGG